GACAAGGAAAAGAGCACCGAGCGCATTGATGGTGCAGTGGCAATGATAATGGCTCTTGACAGGGCTTTAAGGAATGGAAATAAAGACAGTGTCTATGATGAAAGGGGGATTTTATTATTGTGAGATTGTTTAATATATTCTCCAAATCTCGGGACAAGCCAAAGAATATGTACGTAAGCTCGCCTTTAAGCTTTTTATTCGGCCCTACGGCAAGCGGAAAGACTGTAAATGAAAGAACAGCAATGCAGATTACTGCTGTATATGCTTGTGTTCGTATTTTATCAGAAACACTGGCAAGCCTTCCGCTTAATATTTACAGACAAACAGAAAACGGTAAAGAAAAGGCTTTAAACCATCCGCTGTACCGCATACTTCATGACGAGCCGAACGACGAGATGACTTCATTTGTGTTCAGAGAGACACTTATGAGTCATCTTTTGCTTTGGGGAAATGCTTATGCACAGATAATAAGGGATGCACGAGGAAGAGTTGTGGCTTTATACCCTCTTCTTCCCGACAGGATGGAGATTTACAGAACCCAGACTGATGAGATCTACTACGAGTATCAGAGCGATAAAGGCACTGCGGTTTTAAGGAAAGAAGATGTTCTTCATATTCCTGCCTTGGGTTTTGACGGGATAAAAGGCTATTCTCCGATTGCAATGGCTAAAAATGCAATAGGGATAGCGATTGCAACAGAAGAATACGGCGCAAAATTTTTCTCAAACGGCGCAAGCCCTGGCGGTGTGCTTGAGCACCCGGGCGTTGTCAAAGACCCAAAACGCATACGCGACAGCTGGAACGAAATCTATCAGGGCAGCAGCAATGCACACAGGATTGCGGTTCTTGAGGAAGGCATGAAGTTTACGCCAATAGGCATACCTCCTGAACAGGCGCAGTTTATTGCAACGCGAAAATTCCAGCTTAATGAAATAGCACGCATATTCCGTGTGCCTCCACACATGATAGGCGACCTTGACCGCTCCAGTTTTTCAAACATAGAGCAGCAGTCGCTGGAGTTTGTGAAATATACGCTTGACCCTTGGGTAGTACGCTGGGAGATGGCATTAAAAAAGGCGCTTCTTACACCGTACGAGAAGCAGGAGTATTTTATCAAATTCAATGTAGACGGACTTTTAAGAGGAGACTATAAAAGCAGGATGGAGGGCTATGCGGTTGGAAGGCAGAACGGATGGCTGTCAGCCAATGATATCCGGGAGCTTGAGGACATGAATCGCATTCCTGAGGATAAGGGAGGAGATCTTTACCTTATTAACGGGAATATGACAAAACTTGAGGATGCCGGAGTGTTTGCATCAGTTAAAGAAAAAAGGGAGGAGGACACAGCTTGAAGAGGGAATTTTGGAACTGGGTTCAAACCGATGAAGGAAGGACACTGTATTTAGACGGAGCTATTGCCGAGGAGACATGGTTTGGAGATGAAGTTACCCCAAAGCAGTTTAAAGCAGAGCTTTTAAACGGCGAAGGGGACATTACCGTATGGATCAATAGTCCCGGAGGTGATGTGTTTGCAGCGACGCAGATATACAACATGCTTATGGACTACAAAGGAAAAGTGACCGTAAAAATAGACGGCATTGCTGCAAGTGCTGCATCTGTAATAGCAATGGCAGGAGAGGAAGTTTTAATCTCACCTGCAGGGCTTATCATGATACACAACCCTATGACTATTGCGTTTGGTGACGCGGAGGAGATGGAGAGAGCCATATCGATGCTCTCGGAGATAAAAGAGAGCATAATAAATGCCTATGAATTAAAAACAGGGCTTTCCAGGGCCAGACTTTCGCACTTTATGGACGCAGAAACGTGGTTTAACGCAAAAAAGGCCGTGGAGCTTGGTTTTGCAGACGGTATTTTGTTCATGCAAAGGGAAGACGTGCTAAAAGACAGCCAAGCTCTGGCTTTTAGCAGCATGAAGGTCTTAAACTCGCTTCTTGACAAGATCCCGCAAAAGAAGCGCGGTTTAGATATATCACAGTTATATAAAAGGCTTGAAATATTAAAAAAATGAGGAGGAATAAGAATGAGTACAATATTGGAATTAAGGCAAAAACGTGCAAAGATATGGGAGGATGCCAAGGCATTTCTTGATTCCAAAAGAGGCAAAGACGGCCTTATATCGCCTGAAGATGCGGCAGTCTATGAGAAGATGGAGGAAGAGGTTGTGAGCCTAGGAAGGGAAATAGAGCGCCTGGAAAGGCAGGCGGCTATCGACCTTGAACTTTCAAAGACGCTAAGCACTCCGCTTTATTCAAAAACTCCGGGCACAGAAGAAAAGACAGGGCGAGCAAGCGACGAATACAAACAGGCTTTCTGGAAGAGCATGAGAAACAAATACAGCTTTGATGTGCAAAATGCCCTGAAAGTTGGAAGCGATTCGGAAGGCGGGTATCTTGTGCCGGATGAGTATGAAAGAACACTTGTTCAGGCATTGGAAGAAGAGAACATAATGAGGACGCTTGCAAATGTTATTACAACATCTTCGGGGGACAGGAAAATACCCGTTGTTGCATCAAAAGGCACAGCGTCATGGGTAGATGAAGAAGGGCTTACACCTGAATCAGACGATGCTTTCAGCCAGGTATCCATAGGTGCGTATAAGGTCGCAACAATGATTAAGGTATCGGAGGAGCTTTTAAATGACAGTGCGTTTAACCTTGAAAGATACATTGCAAAAGAATTTGCAAGAAGGATAGGAGCAAAGGAAGAGGAAGCATTTTTAACGGGCAACGGCAACGGAAAACCCACAGGGATATTTAACAATACCGGCGGTGCTGAAACAGGAGTGACAACAGCAAGCCCCACAGCCATAACATTTGACGAAATAATAGACCTTTTCTATTCTTTAAGGTCTCCTTATCGCAAGAACGCAACCTTTGTAATGAATGACTCAACGGTGAAGATGATAAGAAAGCTAAAAGACGGAAACGGCCAGTACCTGTGGCAGCCTTCCGTTCAGGCAGGCCAGCCTGATACGATACTTAACCGTCCTGTAAAGACGTCAAGTTTTGTGCCTGTGGTTGAAGCAGGAGCAAAGACTATAGCATTTGGCGATTTCGGGTATTACTGGATAGCAGACAGGCAGGGAAGGTCTCTTCAGAGGCTAAACGAGCTGTATGCTCCAACCGGTCAGGTAGGTTTTAGGGCAACACAGCGTGTGGACGGAAAGCTGATACTCCCTGAAGCAATTAAGGTCTTAAAACAAAAAGCATAAAAAACAAGGTGGGATGATTATGGGGTATAACACGAGGAATTATACAGAACAGGGCGGTGAAAGAACAGTAATAAAAGGTGAGCTTGTAATCTTTGAAGGAGGCAAGCTCATTTTTAATGGCAAGGAATTAAAACCGGCTGCATTCCAAGCTCCAAGCACAGCATCAACTGTTGAGGATTTGGCGGCAGATTTAAACGCCTTAATCGCAAAGCTTAAAGCTGCAGGACTTATGCTGAGCGAATAAAAGGGGAGTGAGCATTTTGGTGGTTACCCTTGAGAAAACAAAGCAGTGGCTTAGGGTAGAGGGGAATAACGAGGACACACTGATTGAGAGTTTCATTGAGGCAGCGGAGGATATTGTAGAGGGTGTCCTGCGCTTCCCTCTTGCCGATTATGAAGGCAATGTACCCGAGGCTGTAAAGCACGCCATATATTTTGCAGTATCAAAAATGTATGAAGAAAGAAACGAGTTAAACACAGGCGAGCTGACAGAGGTCCTAAAGAGTTTGCTGTTTGCACAAAGAAAGGTCGAATGGTAATGAATATAGGTAAATTAAGGCACAGGATAACTATACAGGAATATGCCGCTACACGCGACAGTTTCGGTGCACAAGTGCAAACCTGGGCAGATAAGGCAACTGTGTTTGCAAGCATTGCACCGGTATCCGGCAAAGAATATTTTGCGGCACAGCAGATAAATTCGGAGATTACGACAAAAATCACAATAAGGTATCTTCCCGGCATTACACCAAAAATGCGGGTTTTGTTTAACGGACGGATATTTGAGATTATGGCTGTATTAAACCATGAAGAACGCAATATTGAGCTTAATCTGATGTGTAAGGAGAGTGTTCCCGGTGGGCAGGAAACTGAGAACGAGGATTAAAAAAACATATATTGAGGGGCTTTCCGAGGTTGAAAACCAACTTGCAAAAATGGGAGACGCCGCAGGGGAGATATTGGACAGTGCGGCTTTTGAGGGAGCGCAGATCGTATTGAATGCTGCAAGGTCTAAAGCGCCTGTTGATACAGGAAGGCTCAGGGACAGCCTTATACTGAAAAAGAGCAAGGCCAAAGAGCCAAAAAAGAGAGTGCAATATTACATCACAAAAAAATCAGATGTAAAACATTTTGCACCTGTGGAGCTTGGAACATCAAAAATGAAAGCACAGCCGTTTTTAAGGCCTGCGTTTGATGAGAACACGTCAAACGTTGCAAAAAAAATCAATGAAGAAATCTTAAAAGCGCTGGGGAGGATGCTGTGATGAGGCTTGAGCAGGCTATCAATCAATATTTGCAGGTTAAATTAAACAATAGGCTATATCCGCAAGTCCTGCCTCAAAAAGTGGAGCTTCCTGCTGCTGCGTATACTTCTGTGTCAATTGAGCGGCTGCACGCATTGCAAAAAGATGCAGGTTTTGCAAAGCACAGGATTCAGTTTGCGTGTTACGCAAATTCTTTCAGGCAGGCTGTTGAGACTGCTGAAATGATAAGGAAAGAAATACAGGACTTTATAGGGTATATGGCAGGGATTTACATTGGCGGGGTGCTTATAATCTCAGAAACAAGCGATTATGAGGAAAATACGGGACTTTACTGTGTCAGGCTTGAATTTGAATTTCAATATGAGGAGGTATGACTATGGCTATTGCAGGTAAAAGCGGGAAAATTGAAATAGGCAGCAGCACTGTGGTTGATATAAGCAGCTGGTCGCTTGACATTGGTGCGGATACACTTGAAGTAACAGCCCTGGGCGACGATTGGAAAAAGTATATCGCCGGGCTTAAAGAATGGTCCGCTTCAGCTGAGGGGTTTTTCAGCATACACACGGACACAGCAGGTCAGGCAGCTTTGCAGAATGCTTTTCTTAGCGGTACGGAAGTGGCATTAAAACTAAAAGTCAATGCAGCAAACTATTACAGTGGGAATGCATATATCTCAAGCCTCTCCGTAGAAGACCCTGTGGACGATACGGTGAGCATAAGTTTTGAGTTTCAAGGCACCGGGCCTCTTTCCTACACATAAGGCGGTGATGCATATGGCGATATCTGGCAGGATAGGTGCGGTATTTCTTCAAACCGACGATGCGCCTTTGGAGTTTATAAAAAAAGGGACTTTGCCGGACCCGCAAAGGATGCGCTATACCATTACGGATGAAGATTGCAGATACATTGATAAGAATTCAAATGTGACAGTTTATGTAAATGATGAAGCAGTGTCTTCAGGCTTGTGGATTGAACATCTGGGCGGTACAGTTAATTTTATTTCACCGCTTGATCCTCAAGACGAGGTGACGGTAAGCGGAAAAAGAGTAATTGTAGAACAGACGGGCGGGTTTTTTAATTGGAGTGTTGAGCTTAAAGCGGACATTTCGGATATAACAACCTTTGAAAGCGGAGGTTTTAAAGAAACCCTTCCAACGATTAAAGGCTTTTTGGTGTCCGCAGAGTGTTACTGGGCGAATGAAAAGTTATCCCAAAGAGCAGGGCAGGAGGTTATTGTAGCTTTGTACCTTGATACAGGCCCGGGTAAAAAACGATATGAAGGCTATGCAATAGTATCATCGGACAGCATTGAAGCCTCAGTGGATGATGTAATAAACGAAAGCATAGAGTTTGAGGGCACAGACAGGCTTTACTACAGAGAGGATTAAACTTATGAACCGCAAAATGAGAAGGAGGTTGGAAAGCAATATGAAAAAAGGTGTTTTAATAGAGTTAGACAAGCCGCGAATCTTAAGATATGGCATAAACGCTCTTGCAATCGTTGAAGAACTATTGGGAAAGCCGCTTACAGCCCTGGATTTTAACAATGTTTCGGTAAAAGACCTGCGTGCCATATTGTATGCCGGCCTATACCATGAAGATAGCTCGCTTACTCCCGAGAAGGCGGCGGATCTAATCGACGAATACAGCGATATAGAAACTGCAGCACAGAAGATAGGAGAAGCCATGACCTTGGCCTTTGGAGGTAACAATCCAAAAAACGCTTAGACGGCGCAAATACAAAAAACGAGCTTGATATTGAGGGCCTTTTTAATATTTGCGTCGGCAAAATGGGCTTAAGCACGGAATATTTTTGGCAGCTGACACCCTATGAGCTTTCGGCAATAATAGACGGGTATGTTGAAAAGCTTAGGGAGAGAAGGCAGGAACTTATATATCTTGCATGGCATATCGAGGCATTTGCAAGGCAAAAGCGTATTCCGGCATTAAAAAAAGTTTTAAAGGCAAATGAAGCTAAAAAGCCTCAACAAAAAGGCCTTTCGACAGAGCAGCTGATGAAAATAGCACAAAGCAAAGGCCTTATGGTGCCTAAGAAATGGAGTTGATTTAGAATGGCAGTATTAAGAAGCCTGGTAGTAAAAATCGGTGCGGATATTTCAGCTTTGCAAAAAGGTCTGGAAGATGCGTCAAAAGCACTTAATAAGGCAGGAAAAAGCCTGACTTCCTTAGGTGATAAATTCACAAAGGGATTGACTGTTCCAATTGCTGCTGCGGGCGCGGGGCTCTTAAAGCTTGGCATGGATTTCGACAAATCTTTCGACAAAATTCGAGTTGGAACAGGAGCAACGGGCAAAGCCCTAAAGGGTTTGCAGGAGGATTTTAAGGCTGTTTATTCGTCAGTGCCTGCAGGCATGGATGATGTGAGTACGGCCATAGCGGATCTTAACACAAGACTTGGACTTACCGGGAAACCTTTGCAGGAGCTTTCAAAGCAAACGCTCAATTTAAGCCGAATCACAGGCGAGGACCTCTCAGGCATAATTAAAAATTCTTCCCGGCTGTTTGGGGACTGGGGAATATCGGCTGATAAAGC